AGTTTCCCGTAACCTTAAAAACTCCCTTTTTATATGTTAAATTGCTTTCTAGCCACTTATTCATTTCTTCTGTGAAACCGTTTGTCAATTTTTCTCTTCTCCTTCTAAGCTAGCCTTTAGCCAAGAAGTTAAAACTAAATGTTTAAAATCCTTTTTATTACTTAAAAGTAAAAGTAAATCCTCGACATTTTTACTTTTCTCTTTGGGTGGGTCTTCCCTAAGTCTATCGTAAATCACTTTTTTGAACCCTTCTTGCGAAAAGTCTATCTCGACCAAGGTCTTTTTCTGCGTTAGAAGCCACTCTACGCTCAAAATAACGTTTTGGTTAGCAAGTACCCACCCTTTATTAATTTTGCTCTCTAGGACCCACCTAGCGGCTCGCTTAAACTCCTTTTTAGGAGCATCTTGTGAATGCTCCCTATTCTTCGCATTTTTAGCTTGCATGTAAATGAATTCAAACTCCTCCACAGGCATACCCAGTATTTTCTCTGAAATGGCTACAGAAGAAATCTTGGAAAGAGATTCTTCTCCCTTCTGTACCCATTGTAAAAAACTAGGCGGTATGGAAATAGCGGCTATCTGTCGCTTGAACGCTTCTTCTTTAAATTTTCTCACAAATCCTCCTCGAAAATGCAATTCAAAATGTATATACTTTTTGAACCACTTGCAAGACTTGGACCCTATGTATTTATGTAAACTTTTGTTAACACAAAGTATACATATATTTTCTGGATTTTTAATTGTATATACATTTTGAGTATATAAGAAAAGTAAAGAATTCTTATATATCTTCCTTTATTGAGGCACCACAGCGGTGTTGCCTTTTTTTGGCACGCCCTCTAAAATAATCGGACACTTCGTTCAATTATTTTTTGGCTAAATTGAACGAATTTAAGCACATTTTTGATTCGAGTTAAAAATATATTTTTACAAAAAAAAAATCTCATATGGGAGGTAAAGTTGGGGGTCTAAAAACCCATTTTTTCCCCTTTTTCATTAAAATCTTTTGAACCGACCTAACGGTTGGTTCAACCAAAATACATTATTTTTTCCCATAAAAACACCCTAACAATGTAAATTTTTGTTAACATAAAAATTCACATTAATTGTAAAAATATATTTTAATAAATGACCCCAGAAGGGTTAGTCAGGGAGTACCTTGCACAGTCCATTAAGTGATTTTTTTCATCGATGGGGGTGTCTAAATATAAGCCAGAAGTCTTATCTTTATCCCAAACGTAGGAAGAAAATTCTCCAATGGTATTTTTGCATTCAGGGCTTACGTGGATCTTATAATCTTGCAAAATTTTTATACCAGAGACAATTGAATTTTTTCCTTTAGATGCTTCCCTTGCCCCAGTTATACCTAACGTCCGCATTTCCTGGATTTCACGAGGGTTGGCAGAATCACAATAAAATATTTCTTTAGTGAAATTTTGGCCCTTTATCCAGGTAACTAAGTTTTGTATAGAGACTCTCGTCTCATAAAATTCCTTGTAAATCCAAATTTCCTTGTGTTCTTCGTCTTTTAGCGAGCAGAGTACGCAAGTAGGGTCAGTCCAGCCAAAGTCTACGCCAAAACATTTCTTGTATTTACTGGACCCATAAATTGATTTTTTGAATAATAAGTCGTTTACACTAAAGCTTCTAACGTCCCAGTTATCAAAAACTAATCCTTCTGAGACTCCCCATTCTCCTTTACCTACTATGGCAAATTTGCGGGGATTGGTAATTTTTAAGTCTTCTATAGATTTTACGAACTCGGCATCTAAAAAGATATTTTCTGTGTAATTTTTTGTACAAGCATAAACATTGTCCGTAGGGTTGTCAAAGAATCGCTTTTTTATCCAGTGCTTATCAGACCAGGGATTTAGCATCATGATGACTTGATAAAATAACCCATCAGGTAAAATACCTCGTATAGATAAATCCAATTTATCAAACTCATCTTCAGAGCGAATTTCAAAGGCTTCTTCGATAACAATCCAACATAGCGGAGTTTCACCAGATATAGAGGTTAATTTGGAGGCATCATCAAAACCCTTAAAGATTATTTTAGCTCCACTCGCTTTATGTTGAAATTCAAGTGGGCTCTTTAATTTCTTAAAGAATTTACCTACATGCAAAGCCTTGATTGCTTTTAGTACTTCGATATATGTAGAGTTTGCATGGGTGGCGTCATATTGTCTAATCACAAGAACTGTAGGACAAATCCCAAAAGTTTCCCAAAACCATAACATTCTCAAGATTATTAGCCTGAAGCATGTAGTTGATTTTCCTGATCCACGCCCACCTTTTATAACTAAATATCTTTTTTGGCAATTAATTACATCGTCATAATGGGGTCCAAAAAGATCTCTAATTGATAAATTCATATAATCCTTTTTACTTTATATTAAAAATACCAAATTTTCAGTATATTAATTTGTGTAAGATTAATTTATATGAAGAGGCACTATGTTACGCATGGAAAATTATGAAAAAGTCTTATCAACCCTTTGGTTTGATAATTTTACTTCATATCGTTCTGTTAAAACAAAGGATCCAATCACCGGTGAGACTTCTACTACGACAATGCCCATGGTAACTAACAGTAAATGCAGAATCTCTTTTCCTACATCTGATGAGCCTACACAAGATAATGATACTGCTAATATTATAAATAATAACATCGAAATAATAACCTATTATAAAGCTGATGTATTAACAGGTGATCAGGTTGAAGCAGTTAGAGTTGATAGAGATGGTATCACACCTTTAGCTACATACAAAGGAATTGTAGGTGAAGCTAATATATATAGAGGGCACAAAAAACTTTTATTATCTAATGTGAAAGTTTCTGGAGAAGATGCATGACCTTAAAAGATTTTATAGCACGTATAAATACTTCTGCAGAAAAGATGCCAGAAAAAATACAAGAACTGGCTTCTATGGAAGCTCCATTACTATTAATGGATGTAAATTATTTTACACCAGTAAAAAGTGGAGCATTGAAGATTGGAAATAAAGTTAGAGTTGAACCAGGCACCCTTATTATTAAAAATGATCTTGATTATGCTTCTTCTGTAGAATGGGGGCATAGAACTAAAAGTGGAAGTTTTGTACAAGGTCAATACTTTGTACAGAAAGGTATTTCTCTTTGGAAACAGAATTTTGCCATTAGACAGAAAAATTTTCTTTCTAAAACAATTGGAAAAGATATAGGAAAATGAATATTTTTACTTTATATGTAAATAGTGGAGAAAAATAATATGGCTTTAACTCAGCTTTTGAATGGTGCAAATTTGACTGATGCAATCTGTATACGTTTGAATACCTATTTTAATTCAACGCAAGGCGCCTCAACCTATACACTATATAAAGAAGCAATTACTGAAGGCATAGATACTCCTTGCTTTTTTGTTAAGCAGGTCACGCAGCATGTAGAAAAATTAATGGGACCAAGGAAAGAGAAACAACAAACACTGGATATTCAATACTTCCCATTAGCTACTAATCTTACAAAGATGGATAACGAACTTCATTTGGTTGAAGATTGCTTATATGAATGCCTCGAAGAAATTCCTATTACGGTTTTGGCTTCAATTAATAAAGAAGATTTAACTTTCACTACACGACTTATCTCGACTCAAAGTGAATTTTTAACATCACAGATTCAAGATAAAGTTCTTCATTTTATGTTGCAATGTAATATACATTATGTTAATGTGCCAGTTGCTGTTGCTATAAATATGAACGAATTAGCTTCCTATATTTGTTTGAATGCTGATCACGACATGTCAAGCAATACGGTTATGTTTAATGTGAACAAAGGAAGTTGATATGTTTACATACAAGTTATTAACAATTCACAATTTTACATATAAAGTAATTATTTTATGTGTAATAGCTTTTAGCGAGGTATTATGATAATTCCATTTTTTACAAATAGGGCTCCTGATGGGACAATCATACAGAGGCATATAACTGCAAACAATTTTATTGGTTATGAGAAACTTGATTTACGCATTCAAGATGCAAATCTCATTCCAACAGCAAAGTACGTCTCTGCTAGAATTTCTGCATATTTGAATTCTCCTCAATATAAGGCGGCATCTGATGCAGAAGAATACTACAATACACACAACATCACGATTGATAAAAAGCAACGTGGGTGGTATACACGTACTGGACAATTTGTTCCTAGCAAGCAAAACAATTCTAAAATTCAGCATCCAATTTTTAGGACTATTGTTAATAAAAAAGCAAATATTGCTTTAGCTAAACCAATTTTAGTTAATGCGTCTGATGATAAGGTTGGGGCTTCTTTATCAAAATATTTTGATAAGAAGTTTTCTCAAAAGCTTTGTTCTTTAGCAAAGAAAGCATATGTATTCGGAAAGGATTGGCTTCTTGCTGAATATGATGCAAATAATAAACTTTGCTTTAGAATGGTTGATAGCACACAAGTTATTGATACATGGTCAGATACTGATCACGATGACCTGCACAATCTAACTGAAATTATTTGGTTTGGTCATTTGGAATATATACAAGAAAATGGTACACTGTTGAGCCAAAAGTTTGCAAGAGTTTATCGTAATGGATTAATTTATTTGTATAAATCAGATGCAGGATTTGAGACGCTAACTTTTAAAGAAGTTAAGCCAATTATGCAAGTGGAAGGAAAAACAGAATCTTGGGAAACCCTTCCTTGGATCCCATTTACTGCTTATATGGATGAACTTTCACTTATAAAGCCTTTAAGACATATGATCGATGCGTATGATGAAACCTCTTCTGATGATCATGATCTACTCAGAGATGTCCCTAATGTAGTGCATGTATTTAAGGGGTATGCAGAAGATGATCCTGAAACCGCGACTAAAAGAATTCACGAGACTCGTACAGTTTTTCTAACAACTGATGGGTCTTATACAACTGTTAAACCTGAAATTAATCTTGAAGAAAGTGAACGGCACCTTACAAGATTAAATAATGATATTTATGATTCTGCTTCTGCAGTTGATTCTAGTAAAATTGCACTTGGTACCATTTCTGGGATCGCAATTAAATTGAGATATCAAGATGCAATTTTTGATGCACAGGAACTTTGTACATGTTTTGGAACTTCTCTAGATATGCTTGTTCCTTTTATTCTTATGGACCTTAAAATAAAAGGAGAAGCAATTGCTGAAGATGTTACAATGGACTATGTTTTTAATTTGGATCTCGCAATAGATGAAACGGAAGTTATAGATAATTTGAAAAATTCAGAAAATATACTTTCCAAAGAAACGATTCTCGAAAATCATCCTTATGTTAAAGATGCAAAAATGGAACAGGCGAGAATTGATAAAGAATCTGAAGAGGAAGTTCAGCAACCTCCAGTTTTACAGGAAAAGGTAAATGTCGAAAAAGCAGCCAATACAGACACCACGGTGGAAGAGTCCATATAAAGTAACTGGAAATAAGCCAAACTCCGGTGACACATACACACCATTAATAGATGGTGTAGTTGGAGAAAAATGTGGTGAATTTAAACCTCCTGTTAATTTATATGAAGAAATAGTTACAGATAGTGGGCAAAAATGTGAAATTGATGATCTTAAACTTTTAGAAGAACTTGATGAAGTTCTTCAAAGACAGCAAAATACTAGTCATTTTCTTCCAGAAACAATAGAAATGCTTCAAATTTATGCTTCTCGTGGGCTTTCTGATGATAGCTTGGCTATGATGCTTGGCGTAGATATAGACGAATTTCGTGTTTTAAGGGCCACAGATCCATGTATTGAAAGAGCCATTATAAAGGGTAGGCTTCCACTTGTTCATGCCATAAATATAACTATGTGGAAGCTGGCTACAGGTAGAATGCCTGTAACGGTAAAAAGATTTTTGAATAGCCCAGATGGAATTGAAACAGAAGTTACAACAACTACTGGAAAGATTGATTTCAAAACTTTAAGATTGTTAGCTAAAAATTTTGCTGGTTATGTTGATGACCCTTATGTTAGTGAAAAAGATAGAATGCTGCAAAAGCAAAAAGATCAAGAGATTGCTTTAAGGGCTCTATAAGTATATTCATGGAATGAACAAAGATGAATTTAAACTTTATATGCAAAAGCAATCTCAGTGGTTTCGTGATAACACTGATACAGCAATGCTTACCATAGAAGAGCTAAATCATCTAGCAACTGAATATAGGGAAAATTATGAACGAAAAAATAAACCTCTCGATCCCTGGTAAAATTAAAGGGTTTTTATATAAAGCCCCTACAGCGATATTCTATGAGAATGGAAAATTGTCACTAGGTAGAATTATGCTTATTATAATCTTTATTACTTTATATATAATGTGGATTAGAGGATATATTTCTGGTTCAGATAAAGTTCCAGGAAGCATGATAAATGTTTTCTATAGTTTACTTGGTTATTGTTTTGGAACAAAGTTTGCAGGTGTAGCCCGCAAAGTGGTAGATAATAAGAAAAAAGAACAATTAACTTCAACTGTGGAGGACCCAGATGCCTAATTCAATGCGACCATCAGAGAATGGGTATAAGTTACTTAGAGCAGAAGAAGGGTGCATACTACATCCATATTTATGTAAAGCAGGTAAGGCAACGATTGGCTATGGTTGCACATATTATGAAGATGGTACTAAGGTTACTATGCAAGACCCTAGCATCACTATGGAACGTGCAGAATCTTTGCTACAAATACTTGCTACGGATATAGGTAATAAAATTTATGATATGTGTGATGTAATTCTTACGCAAAATCAGTTTGATGCGTTAGTGGACTTTGCCTTCAATCTTGGTATTTCTGCTTTACAAGGTTCATCTTTAATGAGAAAAATAAATAATGGGTGGACCCCTAGAGAAGTTGCAGATGAGTTTGAACGATGGTGTTATGTAAGGGACCCCAAAACCGGCAAGAAAAACAAGGATGCTGGAGTCTTAAGAAGAAGATTAACTGAAAAAGCATTATTTATAAGCTGAGGAACACATGAAATACAAAATAAGCATTATAATAGCTATTACTTTATTAGTAATTTCAAACATAATTACATATAAATTATCCAGTAAACAAGATACTCAGATTGTAACTAAGACTGAATTGGTTACTGATAGTACCCAAATTAAAGTGTTAAGCGATAGTCTTGCTTACCTAGAAGCTTCAAAAATCAATGTTAAATTAAACATAAAATATGTACATGACACTCTAGGTAATACTATTATAACTTATGATTCTGTGGCTTCTAAAATTGATACAGTTATATACACTAAAGTTGTTCACGATAGTTTATATGTGAATGATACTTTATATGTAAAAGACTCTGTTTATAGAACAGCAATATCTGTAGAGAAAAAATGGAAAATTGAGGGTGGAGTATTTATTGATCATGGAATTAATTTGGATAAAGATTTCAATTATGGTGCAAAAGTAGGAATTAAATATTTTATATGTAACCCTATTTATATTGAAACCTATACACAAAAGAATGGATTTACTGACAATAAAGACTGGAAAATAGGATTTAGTACAGGTATTTATTTTTAACTATTTACTTTATATGTAAATGTGGTTTATAGGTATATTTATGGTGAGGTATTTTAATGACGTTAAGTGAATTCACAAAAAATTGGACAGATTTTTCAGCTATGGTGACAGCCACACTAGCGCGTCAAGATGCCACTTTAGATAAGCGAGAAGGCTCAGTTCTGTATGATTTTGCTTCACTCACGGACTATAATATTACTTCTTTTGCTATAGAGATAGCAGATCTTTTTGAACAAATGTTTTTAACCTCCTCTACTGGAACGTACCTTGAACAACATGCTGCCCGCTCAAACGTAGAGAGACATAAAGCCAGTGCATGCACACGCAAAGCATATTTTTATAGTACAGATGATCTAGAAACAATTGTATATCCAACCATACCTTTAGAATCTAGTTGGAGTGGACAACTTTCTGATGGGTCCAGCGTATCTTGGCTATATAAAGAAAGAGTAGATGACACAATTGATTATGAAGTTTTTGAATGTCAGGTTACTGGATCCATCGCTAATGATGAAGAAATTACACTAACTTCTACCACTTATGGAACATATACTGTAGTTTTACAATTAATTCCATTAGTTTATGGCGAGGATGATGAGGATGACGATGCATTAATTTTACGAACACAGACTGTGGAAAAGACCCCTGCATATGGTGGAAATCGCACTGACTACAAGGAAAAAGTAGAAGCAATTGAGGGTGTTGGAGGAGTGCAGATTTATCCTGCATGGGCTGGTGGTGGTACCGTCTTGCTATCACTTTGCACACCAGAAGAAAGCGATCCCGAGGTGTCAACATACTTAACAAATTCGGTTAAAGAGTTAGTTGATCCCGTTGATGCTGCTGGTGAAGGTGTTGGGTATGCACCTATTGGGCACACAGTTACAGTACAAAGTGTTACTTCTGAAACGGTTAGCTTTGCTATAACAGGTGTTGCCATTGCTAGGTCTTATCAACAAACTAACGTCGTGGCCGCTATAAAGGATGCACTAACTGCTGCTTTTACAGAAAGATTTCATGACCAATGGTCAACATACGATTCGGTATCCTTTGACTATAATGATGGATTGGCTTTGAATGAAATTGAATATATTATTATGAGTGTAGCAGGTGTAAAAAATGTTGCAGGTACAATCACTACTGTGCAAGATGGCACATCTACTGGAACAAATGGATATGCTGTCGGCCTTGATGCTCGCGGTGCTTTCAAAAAGCCAATCTTTGATGCAACTAATACGACGGTTGCTTTCTTAACTGCGTAAGGGGGGGATTATGGCAAATTTTTCCAACATCGCAGATACACGAATAGTTAGGGTTTACGAACAAATTAATAATTTGCCTTCAAAAATATATGGAAAATCTGTGGAGGCTATTTCCCATTGCACAGCCACAGATGTTGACTTTAAAAATTTTGCAGAAGATATTGAGAATATTGCTACTGAAGCAGAAGTCACATCGATTGTGGATGAAGATGGAGCTACATACTGGGGTGATAGACTTGGTATTCAACTTGCTGTTATTACTGATGATGCTGTAGCTACTGAATGGGCAACAAAACTTGGTATCACTTTGGTAGGAACGACCCTTGCTGAAAAAACATTAGAAATTCACAAAGCACAGCTCATCACTAAAAATGGCTTCAATGTACGCTATACTTGGCCATGGCTTCAAAGGATGATCGATGACTATGTGGGTGATGGAAATTACACACTATCTTTAGACGTGCAAACTTTTACTTTGTACTTAGCGACTCCTGATGCTTCTATCATGTGGGCAAGTCAAGTCACATGGCTTGTAGATAAAGTTTTACCTTGCAATATTGGCTACTACTTGATACAACAAGCCTCACAGACTTTTGCAAACGTGCTAACCTCTACATATAGTGACACTGAATATTTATATTACTTGAACTATTGGTGCTTAGGCCAAACTCCTTTTAGGAAGGTGCAGTCTTGGTCGGCTCTTGCAAGTACCACAGATACTGATGAAGATAAGGTCGCTGCTTGCTTACGCAATGCGATATCATATGCTCAGTGGAATAACGCCTACTTATGTACACTTGAAAATTATGTTTATGATTCAGTAGCAAATACGATCACGATTTCTTTACTTATCACTTTCAACTTGGCGCATGAAGATTGCACACATATAGCGATATATGCAGATGATGATACTTTACTTGCAGAGGCCGATGTTTTTATACCTTTTTCTAATACCCACTCACATGTAAAGTTTCAGTGGGTATTCTCCCTGGAAGGCTTATGATCTCAACTGTATATCAAGTATGGGCATATAAAGCACTAGATCTTTTTAAGAATCTTCCTGTAACCGTGGAGTATCAAACATCGTATACAGGCACCGATTGGATCTATGGCTATATAGTGTCAAGAAGTTTTACTACGGATCATGCGGAGTTTGTAATTAGATGCTTCCCACAACAAAGAGTTATTACAAATCCAGTGGAAGGTGTTACACGCATACGACTACGGGCGATGTATGGCTCTGAGGTACTACAGTGTGTGGGAAATTCGGCAACAATTTTTTCGGACAACTTGATTCCTATGGAAGTTAAGTTGTACATAACTTGGACACTCGGATAGAGTATCTTTATATAGAGGTTTTTAATATGGCAAACAATCTTTCGATAGCATATTGGGATGATGTAAGACATAACTGGAGTGATTCACTTCCAGATCCTGATGTCATTACAGCACCAGATTTTAATGGTTTGAGTAATGGCGCGGAAGAAATAAAGTGGCGTAGTTCTGTTTCTAGAGTAGTTACAGGAGCAGAAGCACTCGCACTCTATGGTAGTGCTCTAGTAGCTGGTGAAAAACTTTTTTTCGAGGCTGTTTCTCTTTCACTTAAAGACACAAATATTTCTAGCACGAATCGTGCGCACGTTGTAAAATTTCATTTAGCTCGTGGACTTGATGAACAAATAGTCACACTAAAATCGTACAAAGATGCCAGTTATGAAAAAGTTGACATCGACTACGGCATAGATAAATTTGGTGTTATTGCACTTGTTACAGGTGCCAGTTCTATAAAATTCCGCTTTGAAGTTCCCGTTACTGATGCTACTGAGTATTACTACTGGGTGGAATGTGCGAATTCTGTGCAAACTGTCTTTGGTGCCGCTGCTTATGCAATGACAGCAAGCGAAACTACTTGGCTTAATCTTACGAATATTTTTGGTGGTACTCTTGGTGATCATCGAGGGTTTTTAAGCCACTACTACGACTATGACTTTAATGAGTGGCGTGATGAGATAAGACCTGATAAAGTTATTTCAACTGAGATCATCACCGAAGATCTTCATGTGACAAATGTTTTTACCGCTAAAACAATGACGGTGACTGAGGATATAAATGCAGTCACGATCACTGCGGATGGTATGTATACGGATGGAATTAGTGCAGGGTATGTGTCCACAGATGAAATTTTGGGGTCAGATATCAGTGCATCTTCCTCTGTGATATATGCTGGTGGAAGGCACTATCAAAGCGATATCACTAAGAGGATGCACCACATTGACATCCAAGCGAGCGCGAATTCTTCAGGTATAACGACTGGAACTCCATTTACACTTATACATGGATATATGTTTGGTTCAGTGCAGTTTCCTTTAGCTGGAACGCAGACGCAGTATGTGAAGACTGATCAGCGTATTAGAATTTGGCTCTATGCATACTCTGCATCTAACACATCGGGTACAAATTTCACATTCAATTTGACGGTGGATTATTTTACTGCACTTGGTCTGAGATACCTAAATGGCGACTTGGATGAAGCATCAAAAACTGTTACCCTTACACCCGCTGGTACACCCGTCTTTGATGCAGGTGGCACTACGCAATATATGTGGTCAGGATATGTTGATATTTTTGATGTGGAAAGAGCCACTACTGATGTGATTCCTGGCTTTGTGACACTAACTTGTACAAGTCCGAATCAAGCTGCAAATAGCTTGAATGGTTTCCTTGAATGGGAAAGTTACGACCACTACAAGGCATAACACACAAAATAAAAACCCTGTTACATATAAAGTAGCAGGGTTTTCTTTTTAATTATTTTTAAAGCATAAAGATTTCATGAATGCTATCTGAGCGTTAGCACTTTCCATATACTTATCTTTTTCAAGTAGATATGCTCTTTGCCAGTTTATAGCTTCATTATAATTATCTACTTGTGTTAAATTCCAAAAACATTTATCAATTTCGTCTATTGTAGCATCAACTTGTACACTATTTTTACAATTATCATAGGGTCCTGGAATAGTGTTAAATTTAGTCCCAATAAACACGCTATCAGTTGCATAACTTTGTAAAGCTTTTATGTCACTTTTACAAGAATTAAACCAATTTTCAACTAGCGGGCCTATTTGGAAATCAGCATGAATTTCACGCAACCTTCTAGGAAAATCTAAATATCCAGAGCCAGGTATAAATTTTACCTTATCTTTTACATCTTCTAAGAAATCTGGACAACTACCCATCCACATAAATATTATTTTGTCTGCAAGGATATTCTTTTTCAAAAATCCTAACCAATTTGGACTTAGATCTCCAGAATCACCTTGTATGTAGTGACTTTTACTTCCAGCATAAAGAATGGTTGGTTTCTCTAGGGTTTTAAGCAATTGTCCTTTTCTTGAAGAACCATATAGATGTAAAGGAATAACGTTTTCGATGAGATTTATTTCACCTTCGTAGCCCAAATCTTTAATGCACTCACCTAATGAGTTTGTACTAACATTTACTGCATCACACATATGTATAATTTCAGATGCAATGTGTCCAGCTTTTCCATCACCATATAATTCACGCACAGGCAAATATTTTGGGCATTGCCACTTATCAAAATTAAAAATCATATCATCTATATCATAGATTATTTTGTATTGAAATCTTGACTTTAATTTGAAATATTTTGAAACTATTTTTAACATTTGATTGGTATAACAACGTTGTACAAGAATAGCACGAGTTGTCTCCAAAATATTCGAGTCAAATATCGGTCTTGGGGAAATGATTGGCAAAAAGTTTTGTTCTACATAGTGGGTACTAAGCACACGAACCCTATCTATAAGTCTTATATACCCACAAGCACTGAAATCGCACGGTAATACGATAACTGTATTTTTTAGTGAAGCTGTTTGTTTATTTATCATAGTTCCTCTTTTTTTGTTTTGATTCAATACTCTCTTTTTTCATGATAGAAACATATCCCCGTTTTGCCTTTAGTCTTAGTAAATTTATTTTATCTTCGATTTCACTTTCAACTAAAGAATTCATCAATGTTCCAGAATTTATACTTCCAGAACCAGATTCTTCCTGTAAATCTAAAGATGTGCAGGAAAGGCCCCATCTTTTTTTCTCCATGAACATTTCTTTTCTTATATAAAAGTAAGCAATATTTGCAAATGTACCCTTTTTTGGTTCATATTTCCATACAGCTTTTTCTATTCCGATCAAACCTGCAGCAATTAGATCGAATACTGTATACAGTTTATGTGTAACGTATTCTTTATGCCCTATACTGCACACTAAGCACATCAATCCTTCTTGCAATTTGCGTAAAGAATTTAAATTACCAGCTTTATATTCCATAGCAAACCGGTGGTTATCAATTTCAGAGCTTACTGGCAGTAATCCCACAGCTTTCGTTATAACACTTTCGGTTACTTCTAAACTAAATTCATGCATTTTAACTCCAAGGTTATAGCAAAAAAAGGTATTTTTATTATATGACTAAAACTCCGTATGATGAATATAAATGTGTTGCAGATAAATTAATGAAGAAATTAGGTACTGATCTTATTTCAAATACTATTAGATTAAAGATTTCTGAAAAACTTATTACCCTTAATCCAACAAAGGTAGAACAGGAAGATGAACATGTAACTTTTACAGGGTTAGATGCCGAAGGTTTTATTCCTCCAGCATCTTCATCTTCCCCTTTGTAGTCTTGCCTTATTTCTGGCAGCCTCTGAAGCAATATGCGCATCATGAATTTTCTTTTTCATAAATGCTAAAGTTACTCCTTGTGTTATTTCATCTTGTTTTATAAACCATAAAGGATCTTCACAAAATTTATCTTCCCACAAGTAATAGCACGTCAGCGCAACCCCATCAGAGGCATCTAAAAAGACTTTACTTTAGATGCAATTGAATCAGATGATTCAAAACCAGAGAAACTTAAAATTTTTGCTGATAGTGTTTCTATTTCACCTACTCGCAAAATCCTATTAAGAAGTGCAACAGGGGTAGTTACTTTGTATTCAGCAATAGCATTTGCATCTCTCCAAAGTAACTGCTGTGTTTCAGGATTTATTGTACAATTTATTACAATGGTTTCTGAAAATCCGATGTTATCTCCGGTAGCTTGATATTTCTGTCTAGCTTGTTTAAGCTCTTCGGTAGTGATCGGTTTGATCAGCCACTTAATCCCAGGGAATCTTGGTAAATCCACTTCTTTCGTTTCTTCTTTCTGGATCCCACTAACGAGTTGAAAGAAGGATTTTTTTTGTTCTGGCTCTTTATTCATAATTTTTCTCCTTGAGAAAATGAGGTTATCAATCAATTTTTGTATATTTCCTACCATTAACAGCAGAAGATATACATTGTTTTTCATCTTTAGTACAAATGAGTAATAATGAACATAGGGATTCGACTATTATTTTATTGGTATCAAAAGAACTTTTGAAATTTCTTACACGAAAATGTTTTGTAATTAGGGATATTGCTTCAAGATTGCTTATACCTAGCACATAACAAAGCATATTTGAAAGTTTCCCGTAAAAATCCAGTTGCTTGGATTTGATGTGACAGGTAATAAATTTTTCTTTTAAACAATTTTCAATTGTTTTAGCTATAGAAAGCCCCTCTTCCTTGCATAAGTTTTTTAAGAGTTCGCAATCTCTTTTACTAAGGAAAGTAACTTTCGCATATGCGGGAGTTTTATTGGATTTTCTGGACATTGGCTGGTCCTCTTTGATACATATCAAATATACTAAAAAATTACACATAAAATAAAATTATTTACATTATGTGTAATTTTCAAAATGATTTAAGATAGATTTGCATAAGATAACATATCAATTGTACCATAAATAGAAAGTATTCCGCAACGAAAGCATACCGTAGATCGGTCAGAAATATACTCTTTTGCAGTACTTCCTGCCCCACCATCTAGGGCATAAATACCATTCAAGTACCAAGTTCCATCTAGATATCTAGATTCTCCAACTGAATAGCTAGGGATATCTCTCCAATCAATGAATTCAAAATTCTCAATTGAAATAAAACGATCATCCATTTTTAATGCGTCTTCAAGTCGTAATTTAATAACAGATTTTGCAAAACTTGGGCTTTCTTTGAAAAGATCCTGTAACTCGAAGCCATAGTTTTCACTATAAATAGGGTTTAAGAATCTTTCGGTATGAATAACTTTCCATACACTCTGTACGTAAGCATCTTCACCATCAACTTTAGTGGATGAGATATGACCAGTATCTGTCATTCTATACGTTTTAGTTGGTAAAACTGACATAATTATATAACCTCTTCTCCAACATTAAGTTGAAGATTTGTTCTTGATACAACATCACATACAAAATAACGATCTCCACCGTTAAATCGCATACAAAGTACTCGATCATTGACTTTCAATCCATTCCAAAGTATGACTTCTTTTGCCTTGATTTCATGTAAGTGGCCATCCGTGCCCGCTGTACCGTTATTAGTTACTACTCCAGGAACTGAACTCACCGTTACGGCAACCGTGATACCTGTTTGGCTATTAGCTACTCCAAAATTACTTAATCCAGTGGCTGTAATAGTATCATATGATTCCTCGGTGTCTGTCCACTTGTCATCTGTGGTTTTACTGCCATTTGGCAAAATTACTTTGTATTGTTTACAGGAAGATCCAAGTATAAAATACTCTTCACAAAGTGCTCCAACGTCATCAATGGTTATCACTAAAGGATTTACATTTTCTACTGTACCATATACAATTGCTGTAGATTTTACAGAGGTATATACCGTATCAATGGCTTTATGTATTTTTTGCATCAATTCTTGTAATGTCATACAGCAGTATACTCCAGATTTCTAGGGGGAGAAAAAGCAATTTCCGTTTTTAGCATATATTCCATGGAAGGAATCAAGCCTAAATCTACTTGCAATTTTGCATTTGAGACAGATATTTTTATTGTAGCAATTGCAAGCCAATAACAATTAAATGGGTTTTTAACAATGTGTATTAAAAAGTTTGTTTGTAAATGTGACAATTCCTTAGAAATTTTAGCTGTATCTATAGCAGAAGTAACTAAGGAAAAATTAGTTTTTGTGGTTTCAGTAGAAAGGAAAACTAGATCTCTAGCAAAAGTTTCTGGTTTAATAACATCTGCCGAAGTAAATAAAAAGTTTTTATCTCTTATCCCATATTTTGCTTGCGAATTTAAAAAGGCAGTAAAAGCAACATCTTCCACTGTACTTACTGGAGGGTAAGAAGCACTTTCTTTATAGGTCTTTACATCTTTACCTTCTTCATTCTTCATTGTTACTTCTTCTATGAAATTAAATTCATTTATAATATCAGAACCAGAACTTTGTATGTTATAACCTGTTATAACCTCATTCTCTTCTAATTCGAGTAAAGGATTACAGTCATAACTTTTATATTTTTTAGCAAGATATTGAAATCTTGAAGTAATATGTAAAGTATAACCAGTATACGTATTATCTATATTATCTTCAAAATAGCAACAAGGTATAAAATGGTTATAAGCACTAGAAGAATTTGTACTTAAACTTGTTAGATTATTTTTTATAAACCATCGGGTAAAGAAATTATCCATTGAGGCATATAATATTTCTGATAATTTTTTATTTTGGAAAAAAGACGGATCCACTGAAAATGAAAATTCGGGGTCTTCAAATGGATTGATCTTTCCTTTCAATAATGCTATACCACTTTCCATTAAATTTTTTACTGCAAAGTTATTAGAATTTTTTTCTAAATCTAATAGTTCTTTTTCATCAAATCTATCTATAACAATGGAAACTTTATCAGAAGATTTTGAATTCATGGTAGCATTTATAAAATCTATAACATTAACTAATGTTAATTTCAATTTTTCTTTGTTCCCTGCTTTTGCATTATCAATCGCACTATATCCGACTTGTTTTGAGATTGAATTGTAAGCGAGATATGGGCATTTAATTCTCTCAAAAGAGTTAATTAAATTAAATGCTTTGACTTCAATCAAATCTTGCGATCCACCCACTTCTTCAACATTTCCAACAAAAATTGGGGATTCTTCAGTATTCAAATTTTCAGTATCATATTCATAAGACTCTGAAACATATGCTAGATTTTTTACAATAATTACTGTTGCACCAATACGTATAAATTTGTTATATAGGGATTGTGTTGTATAAATAGGTAAATTATCACTTTGATTGCTGTTCATTGTTCTTGCAAATTCAAGAGCACTTCCGGACAACCCTTCACTAAATGTGAAGTTTTTTACAGTGAAACTTGCTGAGGATGACTTTTTAGTTGCAAAAAAATCATTTAGCTCTAAGGTTAAATCAGTGGCATATTCTGAGAGATCTAATTCATACCTATAGCATTTAACAGATCTTCCACCAATTACACAAACTTCATAAATTTCTTCAGATTTTCCATCTGCGGTTTTAGTAAAAAATTTCTTATCAAATCTAAAAGCCAGAGGGTCCATATAAGCAGATTTAAATACTCCCTGGTACTCTGTTACAGGTATGAAACCAAAAATTTTTATAGTATAGTAATTTGTTTCGAGTTCCATATCAATTCCCAGAAGAAATTTTAGTGGTATTTGTGGTCCATCCACGCTTGCCTGTTGAAGTGTTTTGGACACAAAATGAATTTTTATTTTTAGCTAAGACCTTGCAAGTCTCTTTTGAAAATTTTACTTCATTAGTTCCAAAATATAGTTCTTCTATTTTAGAGTCAGTCAAATATTTTTTACATATACCTGAGACTATGACTATATCCCCGATACAATATCCTCCTTTAGAAGTTGCGCGAGCACTGATAACTTTTCTAAAATCCTGGTTTGATTGAAGATTGAATTTTATCATAGGGCGAAATTCTTTTAATTCTAGAGTATACCAAATATCCAAAGATTTTGCTTTATATGACCAAGTTAGATGTGGAATGTACATTCTTTCTACTGAAATATATTCAGATTTGGTATAATTTCCACTACCATCTAGATTTCTGGAAAGTTCTTCCGTTAAAGTTAAACGAACAGGCACTAAAAGTTCTTCGGCAGATTGGAAAAAGTCTACGTAATACATAGGTTCTTTCCAAGAATCCCCGGTTGCTAAAGGATCCTCTGGAGTAAATGGAAAATAAGATTCAAATGTTAAATTTCTCGGAGAAGCAAATTTGGTTATACTGTGAGTGTAGCCATTGATGGTTGTAAAATATTCCGTGTTATCCGTAAATTTTTCATTAAAAATAGGAGGTATAACAGGTAATTTTATAGATGTACCATCTGAATTCGTACCTAAAGTAAATCTTATTTTCATATCAGTAATTCTCCAAGATGACCTGTTTCATCTATAAGGCGTAAGTTGCTTTTATTAAGTTGTACATTATATTGTCTAGAATCAATATTCGAGTTGTTATAGTACTGGTTTCTATTTAAGATATAATCTTTAATACTTTGTATGTAATCTTCATCTGCTTTTCCTACCTTATTGTCAATAGAGCTTGTATCTTTTCCTATTTCCCCTAAAGCTTTTCTAATTGACTCTAGCAAATTAAAAGATTCTGGCTTTCCAGTATTGCCATGCATTATATCTGTGATGTCACTCATCATATTATATAAAGTGTCACCTAGCTCAGAGAACAACCCTTTTTGTCCTTTTTCTTGTATCTTTTTGAAATACATGTCGGCATTACTTTGTGCGTTTTTTAAGAAATCAACTTCTGAGGTTATATAGTCTGGCAGTACAGAAGCTGCTTTTGCAAATAAAGTATTTATCCCCCATAAAATTGAATCGGTTAATTGTCCGAAACCGTCTGTAACGATTTGTATTAAGTCAGAAATAACTGTTCCCAGTCCAGATCCAAGGACCCCTATAACTCTAGCTACCTTAGAAATTTGTTCTGTTAAACTATTACCTAAACCAATAAATTCGCCCACTGCTTCAAGTGCATTAAAGATCGGAGTTATTACACTAGAAATAACGTCAAATACTCCTTCACCTACGCCTAATAAAATGTCACCAAAAGAAGCAAGGCTTTCTCCGATTATATTTAAGACTGGTCCTATAACATCAGCAATTTTAGAAAAAAACCCAATATGTTTTTTGAACACACCATAAATTCCACCAATTGCTGAAACGACGTATTTACCAATATTTTCTTTTAAGTCTCCGAAAG